GCCAGGCAATGTGCTTCAGGAGCGAGTAAACCTAAGCTCCAGATCCAACGAACTGCGACTCCCATCAGGCTAGTCGTGTCTAACTTCACCGATATTTGTTGATAGCGGATTACAAGCCGAGAAAGTGGCTGGTTGAATTTTCGTGTGCCATATGTAGGGAGTTAGGTCCTGGCGGCGAACTGGACTTTATACGCTACTGGGCGGTGGCCACAGAAGTCGCCCAGTGGTCCCTGAACGACGTCAACGAGCAGTGGCCGAGGCTGCCTAAGTTGAACTTAGCAGTCATTGCCTACCTCTCGGCTGTAGCAAAAAGGAACGGCATCCCGCTGCGGCCAAGGGCGACATATGCACGCCCTACCGGCAAAGCGATCGTCTTGGACATGCTCAACCGACGATGGCGTGAACTGCGATGTGCCGGAGGGCACCGCTGGGGCAGCGGTCATCTGCGTCCGGCGCGCGCCCCATTCAGTCGCGTCACGGCGACAGCTCGGATGCGACTACAATCCTGAAGGCACTCGATCGAACGTGGCGACTGAACTCTCACGTCGAGGGTGAACCTCCAGGGTGCGTTTGCGAATCGGCGTCATGTCGCTATGACCACCCACATGCATGAGTAGATGTAGGCGCAATGAGGGAAGTTCTCTTGGCCGCAGCAGGCGCAATAAAGAGGATTTAAGTATGGACGATGTACACACCTCCTTTGGCCTGACAAAGAAGTCACCATCCACGTCTCCTCGTTTCAGGAACAAATCGAAGTCAGGATCGTTAGTGCAAGTTCCCAAAGTCATGTCGTGCGCAGCATCCCTACCCATGAAGAGGTGTACGCCAACCACGACCTACCGAACGAACCAGGAAAGGACCGTATAACCCCAGTTCAGAGCAGGCGGAGCGCTCACCAGCCACGACCATGACCCCGCTCCCCCACAACAGAACAGGCGACCCGCGACGCCAGGCACACCACGCGGCCAACGTCAGAGGGACCTGACCACCCAGAATGTACACACGTTAAAAGCAAAAACCCCCTCCGAAGAGGGGTCATGCTGTGCCCGAGGTGGGACTCGAACCCACCGCCGATCCGCTTATTCTAGGGGTTTTTGGCTAGAATCCAAGGGCTGTGATGTGTCAATAGTGTTCAACGCTGTGCAAGATCGCCATTTTTTGGTTACGCGGTCAACACCCGTCAACAGGTGATTTTGCGCCCGACAACACTCGTTGACGCCGACATCAACGCTTTTGTTACGCGAAGTCAGCGCCTACCCTCGGGTACAAGCACAAACGCCGATTCCCGTTTTTAGTTGTTTGACAAATGCGAAAGGCCCCCACCAAACGGTGAGGGCCTTTGCTTGCTTGGTTCCTCGTTAGAGTCTCAGTTCTGCTGCTCGTTCGCGCATCCATGTTGCCATGGTTTCCTGTGCGGAGGTGAGGAACACTGACTTGACTCCGAAGTCGATCACCGCATCCTCAAGCGCTTGTGCTTTTAGTGACGGGGCTGCTGCTTCCAGGATCGTGCGCAGGAACTCATCTTCTGGCACCTCACCTTCCTCTCCCCACTCATGCGCGGCCTTCCGTGCCGCTTCTATGGCTTCGCTGGGTACAGTCATGCTTCAAGACTTTCTCGTCCGTCGAGTGAGTGGTGGGTGATGACGTAACCGCTGGTCCCGTCCGGTTGGGGTACGAGTGTCACGGTCGGGGTGCACGGGCACATGTCATGCGTGTGCACGATCAGATCATCCCTAGGCTCAACGTGATACGTGGTCATCCCGCGTTCCTTTGTTGGTTGTACCGTTCTTCGCGGCTCATGAACAATGACCGGAGCATCCAGCGGGTTCTTTCAACTAGCCGTGCCCTCTCGGCTCGAAGCTCAACCAGCCGATGCTCAGTGGCTTCCAAACACTCCTGCGTGGTCATCGGATGGTTCCTGTCATGTAGAGGGTTCCGAGGCTGGTGGTTGCTGCGGCGAGGATCAGTAGCGACCAACCGAAAGTGACAGTAGCCGCTGATCCCAGCAGCAACGCCCGGACCTTCCCCACAATTTCTGCCATCACATACGCGGCGACCACGAACCACAACACCACAAACGCGCTCACGTTCCGCTCCTGTATGGGTTGGTCTTGAAGTTCCCGGCACTTCCGTAAGCCGCGTTATGGAAACCGCCCTTATGCCCCTCATCCCACGCATCTGCTGCGACGAACGGGGCAGCGGCGGTAAGGGCGGCGCGTGCCTCGTTCAAGAACGGCTCCTTCCGGCACTGCGGCACCTTGCCCCAGTCCGCGTACTTCTCCGAGTACCACAGAACCCTGGCCGCAGCCTCTACCGCTTCGTCAGGGACGGTCATGCCGCGTCCCGAGTGTGCTGCAAGATGATCACTTCGGGCGCGTCTTTACCCTCAGCCTGATTGGCCTTGATGAATAGTGAGGCAGCGAGTTTTCGTGCTCGCTCGGGAGTCATCTCGATGTACTGGTCACCGGGCAACGAGATGTACACCTCACCGCCAACCGTGCTCACCGTAGTCTTGTACGTCTCACTCATCAGTATCCTCTGCTCATTGGGGTTGTTACAGCAGAGTCTACCGTCTATCTACTTGATTTGTAAGTAGAAACAAGCAGAATCAAGTAGATCCTAGGCGGCGACCATGGCAGGCCGGCGCAAACCAACAGGATGGCCCGAGTAGCGGGCCTGGATCGCGGGGCACAAATGACACGCCATGCACCCCGCAACCCGAGCCTGCTCATCCGTGAGTGTCGCGGCACGATCCATCAAAACCTGCTTAGTCACCCCAAGCTCACGCGCAATGGTCCCAAGGTTCTTGCCGTTCTTACAAACACCAGCAACCTTGTCCAACGGCAAGAGTCTCTTAGCAGTCTCGTACCGAACAGCCATCTCCACAGCCTCAGATTGCAACGTCGAATGACCGTACTCGATGTGGACCATCTCATGAGCCACGGCACAGTTCACGCCAATCTCATCCAGGCGATCATCCACCCAAATATCCACACCATTCGTACGCGCAGGAACCCCGTCGGGCATACGAACCCTGAAAACCATAGCCATACGGCTGTCCCCCAATACCCTCATCCAAAGACCCGTGCGGCCAACGACTGGATTAAGGATAAGGGCAGGGGTCTGACACTTTAGCCAACAAGCAAACCTACCGACCGGTACGGTTACCGCGGATCCGTGAACCCACTAATGTCATCATCCGCATCATCATCCAAATGCTCAGGCTTATGACCCATCGCCGCCAACCCAAGCATCGACTGCGCCAACGAGGCATCAGCAGCAGGCAACCCAAGGTTTTCCTGGATCCCGTTCAACCGGCGAATGACTTCCTCTAACAACTGCTGAGTACTGACCTTAGACAACGGATTAGAAACCCCCGAGTCGTACGCGTCGAGTTCCTCCATCTGCACACTTGACGCCTTACGGTCCTCCTTACTAACGAACTCCATGAACGAACCAACCCGCCACCCCAAAGCAAGCTCCAACTTATGGATAGTCCTGCTCCTTGGGATGATCCGACCGAACTCGACATCCCTGACTGTCGCGTCGGAACCAACGCCAGCGTGCGCTGCGAATGCGGCACGAGCGAAACCCAGTTCCTCGCGTCGCTGTTTGGCGAGCTGCCCTAGCCGGCGCTGCATAGCTTCCTGGCCGTAATCGCGCAGATCGCCCATTTCTTCTTCCTCAAATTCAATAGAGATGCTCATAGCTTTCAATGTCCCCCTGGTCGTTTCCATGCGCAACGGCTGCATGTACTTGTCTTTCTACTGTGAAGTACTTGGGTAGTACTTGATCTTTAGGGATCAACTACTTGCTCATACCCAGTGAGTACCTGAGATGAGATTCGCAAAAAAGTTCAAGTAACAGCAACCATCGCCCGCAGTAGCTTAGACCCTCTTCCTTGGTAACAGGCGGTCAAATGCCATTCGAATCTACTTTCGAATGAGAGGCCTACTTCCTTTAATTGGCGCGGAAGTTGAACGTAGTTACTTTCTGTTACTTGAAAAAAGTCGCCATAGGTACTTGCAGTTACTTGCGGTTACTGGCAAGATACTCGATATGAGCACAGCAACGATGGGTACGAGGGTCACCCAAGACAAGGACCCAGAAGATGTCCGGGTAGGCGAAACACTAAAAACCTTCCTGCACCGCGTGGAACAAACCCCCGCCGGCTACCTCACTTCCCGCCCGATAACGCACGAAGAACTTGCCAAGCAGGTACGCACCCGTCGCGCCCCACGCGGCGTGACCCGCAGCTACATCTCGCAGTTATGCAGCGGCGAGAAGCACATGACCAACGAGGTCCTGTTCCAGATAGCGCACTACTTGGGGATACCTCCGATGGCTATTAAGCAGCCCGACCCTGAACCCCAAATGCAACACCTATTCGCCGCAGCCTGATTCCGATGCTGTACACACTCGAAGACCTCGCCGCGATGTTCAAGGTCAGCCGGTCAACGATCTACCGCAGACGCAAAGAAGACAACTGGCCCCATTTGCAGATCGGGTCAGAGTTCCGCTTCACCCCCGAGGATGTTCAAAAAATCCTCGAAATGTACCGCAAACAAACCCCAGAGCAGCAGCCACGCAAACGCCCAAACGTCGGCACCAAAGCGAAAAGGAATCAACGATGATCACCCCAGTCAGCAACGCGAACATCATGCGCGAGTACTTCAAGACCGGCAGCACAGTAGCTAAGCACGCCAAACTGTTCAGCCTCGTGGACTTCGCCAAGGAATACAGCACCTACGTCAGCACCGGGCATATCGCTGAACGAAACGGACGCCACCGCCAAGTGTTCTCCTGGCCCGAACTCGTCAAGCAGCAGCAAGCCCGCACTGCACTCAAGAAGCAGCGCATCCAAGGACGGGCAGCATGAGGACCCGCGAACCCCGCGACTGCTTCTACTACATGCAGCGCGAAGACGACGAAGCACAACAACAAACCCGGTTAGAGAACGACGCAGACAGCAGAAGGAAAGGCGAATCATGAGCACCGAACTACTCGCAGAGAACGAACGCTTGAAGGCATCCAACAAGAAACTCGCCCTGATGCTCTCCGAACTCCCGGACAAGCTCGAAGCAGGACGCCGCGAACTACTCGCCACCGGATGGGACGCGGCTGTCAACGAAGCTGACAGCCGGTGGAGCATCGGCGCTGCATCAGCATCCAAGCTCAAGGCTGACAACCCATACCGCAAACCTGTAATCGACCTCACAGGCGCCATCATCTGCAAGACAGGAGACAACCAATGATCCGCAACCAGTACGACCGGAAGAACCCGCAACGCCCAACCGTCTCCCCCGCGCACATTGCAGGGCTCTGGTGGGCACAAGGCGTAGACCCCAATGGCAAGTTCCACGCATCTGTCGAGTTCTCGATGGAAGAAGCTCACAAGGTAGCAACCGGATGGGCGTCCAACGGCTACCCGAACAAGGCCGCGAAATGATCGCCCTGTTCTTGGCCGGCACGATCATGGCGGGCGTGTTCATCCGCTGGGCCATCGTTGAGGACCGGCAACCATGACCGTCCAAGCAGGCGTTGAGATAAGCCTCGAACTCATGGTTGGCGAGATGGACGCGCAGCCATGCGAACACTCCCAGCATGAGACTCACCGGCACCACAGCGACGAACCAGCCAGCCACTACGTACGAGGCTTCTGTGTTTGCTACGGCTGGACTGACGCTTACGCCGCTTGCCCGAAATTCGTTGCATTCGTCCTTAGTGACGAACCGAACAGGTGCCCGGACTGCATGGCTACCTCTACTACAGCCCACATGTTCGAAGTTTTAGGCCCGATTGGTAGTGCTGGCAAATGAGTTTCAACCCGGCCCCGAACCACGAACAGTGCACCGCCACACGGGAGTACATCGGCCCGTTCCCTGTCACCACCACCCACCACCACCCCACCTGCAATGACCGCACCGACAAAGAGATGAGAACCCGATGAGCGTTACGTTCCAGAACCCGCCCGCACCGACGAAATGGGTCAAGCCCGTCTCGGAGGAAACACAAGCAATCCTCGACGAACTCCAATCACGCCCCGGGGAATGGGCGCTCATCAAGGAAAACGTCAACGTCAACGTGTCCACGTGGTGGAAGAAGCGCCAAGGCATCGAAGCCAAGGCATCGACTGTCGGCAAAGCGAAGAACAAGTGCGATGTATACGCACGCTACGTAGGGAAGGAAGCAGCATGAGCGTCGAACTGATCCCCAGCAACACGACCTACACCCCGCAAGCCATCTTCAACCCCCACTGGCAAGCCTTGTTGAACCACATCCCGCCAATCCAAGACGAAACCGAAAACCTCGCCCGCAAACGCATCAAACGCCTCGCACCCACCCTTGAGGAAATGATCTTCGGGAACGTGGCATGAACCAGGACGAGCGGCTAGCGAAGAAGCGCAACCTCCTGCTCCAAGCCACATGCGGCGACAACTGCTGCTGCAAACAAGAAGACGCCATCACCACCGAACTAGGCATCGAGGACACAGAATGAGCGCAACCATCACCGAGCCAGGGATCTACGACGGCATCAGCAACGCCGAATACCACGCCGACCCCGTACCGGGCGGATCCCTCAGCAGCTCCGGCGCGAAGAAACTCATCTCCAAAACCCCGCTCCACTTCAAACACGACCAACAACACCCCACACACAAAGACGTGTTCGACTACGGAACCGCCGCGCACTCCATCATCCTCGAAGGCGACGAATCTGGGTTGGTCGAGGTCGAGGCTGACGACTGGCGCACCAAAGCAGCACGCGAAGCCAAAGACAAAGCCTACGCAGAAGGCAAAACTCCGCTCCTGACCAAAGACATCGCACAAGTCCGGGCGATGGCAGAAGCAATCCGAACCCACCCCGAAGCCGCCTACCTCCTGCAAGACGGCAAACCCGAGCAATCCGCGTTCTGGCAACACGAAACAGGTGTGTGGCTCCGGGCAAGGTTCGACTGGCTCCCAAACAAACGCGGCGCCGGCCTCATCATCCCCGACTTCAAAACCGCAGTCTCAGCAGAACCCGGCGAGTTCGCTAGGTCCGCAGCGTCCTTCGGCTACCACCAGCAAGCAGCGTTCTACTGCGACGCAGCCAAAGCCCTCGACCTCTCACCCGATCCCGTGATGCTGTTCGTCGTCCAAGAAAAGACAGCACCCTACGCCGCGAACGTCATCGAAATCCACGAAGACGACATCAACAACGGCAGGGCACTCAACGAGAAAGCAATCCGCCTCTTCCAGGAATGCACCCTCAAAAACGAATGGCCCGGATACCGCATGGGCGAACCCGTACGCCTCCCCAAATGGTCCCAATACGACGCTGACGCCAAGCTCAGCGACGCCGCCTAGAAAAGGAAACCCAAACCATGAGCGAGCTAGTCAAAGCAGCACCCGCGCAGTCAATGACGTTGGCCCAACAAATGGACTACGCCCAGACCGTCGCAGCCGGATCCCTCGTGCCGCAGACATACCGGAACAACCCCGCGAACGTACTCATCGCAATGGGCCTCGGGCAATCAATGGGCCTCTCACCCATCGAATCCCTCTACCGCATCGACGTAATCCAGGGAACCCCCACAGCCGGGGCGGAACTCATCGCTGCGAACGTCCGCAAAGCAGGCCACAAACTCCGCGTACAAGGGGATGACAACTCCGCCACCGCTGAGATAGTCCGGGCCGATGACCCCGACTATACGTTCACCGCAACCCGAGACGTTGCGTGGGCTCAAGCAATGGGGCTCTCCAACAAGGACAACTACAAGAAGCAGCGCGGAACCATGCTCCAATGGCGGGCCATCACCGCAGTAGCCCGCCTCGCCTGCCCCGAAGCCCTCTACGGTGTAGCGTACACAGCCGACGAACTTGGCGACACCAACCAGGCGGGGACCGAACCCAAGCAGTCAGGTACAGCCCGGATTCGCCAAGCCATGCAAGCCGAAACCGAACCAGTCATGGAAGACCTTGGAGAAAAGACTCCCCGCGACTTCCTGGCAGAAGCCGAAGCACTAGATGGCGACGTTGATGGGCTTCGCGCCCTCTGGCTTGACGCCCAAGCAGCCGGCGAACCCCGCCCGCACCTTGACACCATCGCAGCTATGGCTACCCCGGCTGATGAAAACCCTCAGGCCTGAACGCCTCCCCCGACGATGCTCATGCGGGAAGTTGAAATGCCGCAGCATCGAACACGCCCGCCAAATCCACGCCATCATCTGGGCAACCAAAGGCGGTGACTCCGAAGTCAGGTTCTACCAGTGCGGCGACGGTGGCTACCACTGGACCCGGCAACTCGAACCACAACAACTAAGGAACGCCGCTTGAAAACCCGCACGATTACCGTCTACACCACCCCCGGATGCGTCCAATGCAAACCCACCAAACGATGGCTCGACAAAAAGGAAATCCCTTATACCGAAGTCGATATAACCCTCCCCGAACATGAAGCCGACGCCAAAGCAATCAAAGAACTCGGCTTCACCCAAGCACCCGTAGTCATCGTCTCAACCGGCGACCCAGAAACCGACCTCATGTGGTCCGGATTCCACCCAGGCAACCTCACCAAATACGCACACACGACGAAAGAAGCAGCATGAGCATCCCCACCATCACAGACATCGCCGGCATCACCGCACAACCCGACCTCCGATTCACCCCAGGCGGCAAAGCAGTCCTCTCCCTCCGCCTCGCATTCAACGACTCCAAATACGACGAACAATCGCAGAAGTGGGTCAACTCCAAGACGTTCTACGTTGACGCCCAAGCCTGGGAGCAGACCGCCGAACGCCTCGCCGAACAACTCAACCAAGGCGATCAGGTCTACGTCAGCGGTCGCCTCGAAACCCAGTCATGGGAGAAGGACGGCGAAAAGAAGTCCAAGCCCGTCCTGAACCTCAACGCGGTTCGGAAGCTCGCGAAGGGTGAACCGCCGAAGCAGCAGGGACAGCAGCAGCCCGCACGTACTCAGCAGGCACCGCAGCAGGATCCGTGGGCAACCCCAGCAGTAGCCAACGCGGGTGGCTGGGGCAACGGACCCGAAGGACAACCCCCGTTCTAGCAAACCCGCGGTGCGCTGCCGACCAACCGCCGGCAGTGCACCACCAACCCCCAAGGACCACCAATGAGCATCCTCGCAAGAACCAAACCCTACCCAACCACCCTCAAAGACACCTACACCTGCCGACGCTGCGGCATCCAAAAAGTAGCCCGCCTCAAAAACAAACCCCACTACTGCCTCGACTGCCGCGCATACAAACCAAAGGAGAACTAGTGGTCTACCAGCGCAACACCAACCGGGCCAACCTCGAACAACTCCGCGTACAACAACAAATCGCAGCCGCCGAAATCGAACGAGCAGAACGCGAGCTAGCCACCATCCAAGCCGCCGAACTCGAACTAGTCCGCACCCGACGCCGCCAACAACAAATCAACGCACAACTCCAAGAAGCCAGGACCAGAATCACCACACCAACCGTCATCCTCCCCCCACCCATCCACGGCGGACAACTCGGCCTCCTACGAGCAACCAAAGAAGCAGCCGGCTGGGACAAAAAACACAACCCCAAACGCCAAAGGACCGCAGCATGAACACCCTCGAAGCCATTGAGACGTTGATCACTGATCTTGATGAGGCCCGCGCTGACGGGACGGTCTACACCTACGGGATGGTCCAACACCGCCTCAGGCAAATCCTGGACGCGAGGTGACCGCCTCATCTGATCGGGAGCGCCGGCAGTCACGCAAGCAAGCGGACACGGCCAGGAAACAAACCATGCGCGAACAACGCGAACACGACAAGAAAGCGAGGGCCACGTGAGCGATGACCGGCTGTTCTTTAAGCTTCACAACGGCTTCCCCGAGCACCCGAAAACCATCGAACTGAGTGACAAGGCTTTCCGTCAACTGGTCGAGGCGTGGTGCTACTGTTCCAGGAATTTGAACGATGGTTTCTTGACTAAAGCGCAGTTTCTTCGTTTTTTTTCACCAAAAAGTCGTGGCGAACTCACTGCGGTCGGGTTCATCCGTGAAGAGGAAAACCAGTACGTGATGCATGACTATTTGGAGCATCAGCAGAGCGCTCAACAGGTCGCTGACCTGCGGGAACGTCGCAGACTGGCCGGTGCTAAGGGTGGCAAAGCTAAAGCAAATGGTCTAGCAAGTGCTAAGCAAATGCCAGAGCCGACGCCTAGCAAACCTCTACCAGATACAGATACAGATCTAGATACAGATCCAACACCACCTAAAGGTGGTGTGACGCCCCGCAAGCGGGCCACTCGAATCCAAGAGGATTTCCAGGTAACAGATGCCATGAAGGAGTGGGCTGTTACGAAGGCCCCGAACGCGGATGTTGGTTTGGAGACTGAGAAGTTCATCAACTACTGGGTGGCGAAGTCGGGCAAGGAGGCTACGAAGCTGGATTGGGTGGCTACTTGGCGGAATTGGATGTTGAACGCGAGGCCTGCGCAGGGTCAGCGGATGGATCACAGCAGCCGGGGTTTGGCTAAGGGCAGGGCTTTGCTGGAGGAATGGGACGCGCAGCAGGAACCACAATTCGAGTTGGAGGGTTAGTGATGGATCAGCGGGAGACGATTGCGATGTTGACTTGGATTAATCAGGTTGATGCGCGGGTGCATTTGAATCAGGCGGCGGCTGAGACGTGGGCGTATGCGTTGCGTGCGGTTGATTCGGCGGTGGCTAAGCAGGCGGTGTTGGAGCATTACAAGGCGCACGAGAACATCGCGGCCACACCAGGGGCTATTAGCAAGCGGGCGGGCCATATCAAGACGGCGCGTGAGGCTGGGCAGAGGGCCATCGATGCGACACCGCGTAGGCCGAAGACCGAAGCGGATTATCGCCGGAAGATTCGGGAGACACCGGAGTTCATGGCGTTGTTTGAGGCGGGCCGGCGTGAGGGTAACGAAGCGCGGGCGGCTGCGACGAGGGCGCGTGAAGGTGACCAGGAACAGCGCGACGATTGGATGGCGGCGTGAGTAGGTCTAGGGCGTCGGCTAAGGCTGCTGGTTCGCGGGTTGAGCGTCTGGTCGCGGACTACCTCGCATCGCATGTGTCGGATGTGATTGATCGGCGCGTGAAGACTGGTGCTCGCGATACTGGGGACATCGGCGGGGTCAGGGTTCATGGGCAAAGGGTCTCGGTCGAGTGCAAGGACGTAGCGAAAATGAACCTTGCCGGCTGGGTGACCGAAGCTGACACGGAGCGGTTGAATGATGGGGCGTTGGCTGGTGTTGTGGTGCATAAACGCCGCGGCAAAGGGTCAGCCGGCGACCAGTACGTGACGCTAACCCTGGACGATCTGGTTGCGCTCATTACCGGGGCAAGACCCTAAAAAATTTCGAACATGATCTACTTGAAAACACCCCAACATACCTGAAAATCAAGTAGAATGGGATGACCGGGGTGGACGTGAGCAGCCAGCCCAAGAGTCGAAGAAGCCGACCATGAGCATCCACCCTGAACACCACCAACTCGCCCACTTGTTTGAGCTGATCGACGGACTGGACGAAGGCACCCAATGGGCGCTCATCCGGGAACTCAAACTCACCGCCCACACCGTAGCCAAAGACATGGAGCAAGCCCTATGAGCCCCCAACGCATTCAGCGGAAGCGCACAAAAGGGTGGCGCATGCCAGAGAACACAGCTTACGTCGGACGCCCTAGCAAGTGGGGCAATCCTACTGGCTGGACTGAACTACTCGAAGATGGTTACTCGGTTGCCCATGCGCATCAGGTGGCCATGGAAGCATTCGAAGATGGCATCGCAATGGGAGATATCGAACTGCCCGACGTTACTGAACTAGCGGGCAAAAATCTCGCGTGCTGGTGCCCGCTCGATTACCACTGCCACGCTGACGTTTTGCTGGAACTGGCGAACCAGTGACCCCCACCGAGTCCGCCCACCTCGCAACCCTGCCCCCGCATTTGGCCGCGAAACTCCGCAACCTCCCCCCGGAACAACTCACCCAACTACTCACAACCAAGGAACCCACCAAATGAGCGACTTTGCAGTGACGATACTTGCTGACCATGAGGCTGGTGATGGCTTCGAGCTTTTAGGCGTCTTCCATGTCGAGGCACCTTATGAGGAAGACGCGGTTGACCGGGCGTTCGATAAAGCCCGCGAGATGCACCCTGAAGTTGGCGATATGCAGCTTGATTCAGTGAGTGCAGCATGAGCGACCAGATGAGCGCCGCCGAGAACGCCTACCGTGAAACCATCACTGAACTACGCCTAGCAGAAGGCGGCGGGTTCAAAGTCGCCAGCCAACACCGCCGAGCCCTAGAAGCGGCGATCAATGCAGCCGCTCCATTCATTGCTGCACAGGCGTGGGACGAAGGATGGGACAGGTTTGCGGACTACGACGAACTAGACCAGCAATGTGGCGAGTACCCGGCCAACCCCTACAGGAGCGTCTGATGACTGATTTGCGGGCGCTCCTGGCACCTATCCGGGAACGACTGGGAGCGAAGATTTGCACTGCTCACTCTGAATGCCTGCGCGCAGACGCGGCCCGCCTACTCGCCGCCATCGAAGCCGTGGAGTCAACAGCCAAGTACCTTGACAAACTCGCGGACGGTGACCGGCACTACGCCAACCTGTTCCGCCAAGCAGTTGCCGCCGCTTTGGGGTCTGACACCACAAACCAGGAAGGAACACAATGAACACCTACGTGGACGATGCCGCGCTTGCTGAGGCGATCCGCAACACCTCACTCGGCACCACAGAGATCATGGCCGCCATCAAAAGCGCTGGCTGGGTGAAACCCGAACCAGTGTTTGAGGAAACACTGACCAATGACGGGACGCACGAGCTGACCATCTCGTCCGACTGTGATGGCAGCAATGTCGTCTACTGGAAGCGCACCCCACGACTGGTTGCCGAAACCCCGCCCAGCCCGTGGTTCGCAATTGGTGAGGGGCAGGCATGAGCGACAAGGTCCGGTATGCCTAACCCTCATTGCCCCCGTTGCGGTCATCACCACACTCACCGTTGTGGGGCTATCCTCCACCACCCAACCACGGACGGCGCCCACAAATGCGGCTGCGAAAGGAAAACATGACAATCAGCGACGAGGCCGTAGAAGCCGCAGCCATGGTGATACTCGAAGAGGTTGAACCTGCCCGCGACTGGTCCACCACGGTTGAAGATCTACGGGAACTATACCGAGGCGTTGCTAGGTCCGCTCTCAGAGCAGCATACAGCGAGGCTAAATAATGCAGTTCGGAATTGGCATTCTCGGCAAAGGCTGGACTCTTGAGAAGGCCACGGAGCTTGTCCTAGCTAATCGCGCCGCCGCGCACCCAAACTTTCCCACATACGCAGACAGGTACGCCGGGAAGATCGCCAAAGAAACAGTTTTGTCAGATAGGCCCTCGCTTCCTGACCTATCAGATGAAGGCATAGTTAGGCGTTGCGCCGGGTGCGCTCGACCAGTTAGGCCAAGTGAAGCGTCCATGGTGAGAGCAGCCTTTGAATCCAAGTATGGGTATCTAATGAAAGAGGTGGCCTAGTGATTTGCCGTTGCGGGAATGAGACGAGCGCGTGGTTGTGCCCCACATGTGTGACCAAGCTTGAGTATCTGATCGTCAGGGTGGATGCGGTGGTTGCTGAGGTTCGTGCGGTGGTACCGAGACTCACGTTGACTGCGACGTACGGTGACCGTGCGCCTGGGGTTAGGGCGCAACACGCACCAGCCCCCGTGAGTGTGGATGCTGTCAGTTCGTTGGACGCGTTGCAACGATGGATGCTCGGCGCAGCGCTCCGACTTGCTGGGATAACCCGCAAACCCTTGCCGGGGAAGACACACGAACTGCTCGGCTCATACCTGCTCGCTAACATGCCGCGACTCGCCACACTCTCATGGGCACCCGACCTGTTCGGGCAGCTCGAACCCTTGGTTAAGGACTGCGAAAACGCCGCCAACACCGACCGCACACCACGCGTCATCGTCGGCCCATGCGAAACCATCGGCTGCCTCGAAACCCTCAACGCCAACGAAGGCGACCGCGAAACCCGCTGCCTCGTATGCACCCAGACGTACGACATCGCAACCTACCGGGCCAGGAGAGCGCACCAAGCCCTAGGCCACGACGGCACGCCACTCCGCGCCGCCCAAGCAGTTCGGTATCTCAACTCCAAAGGCGTCAAGGTCAACACCAAAGACGTTGAGAACTGGGTCAAATGGGGCCACCTCACGGAAACCTCAACGGATGACAAAGGCCGGCGCCTTTACAACATCGAAGACATCTACACCAACGCGCTAAGGAATGCCTCATGAGTGACATGGTGAACAGTCCCGCCCATTACCGCACACACCCTAGCGGCGTAGAGTGCATTCAGATCACCGAACACATGGGCTTTCTGCTGGGTAACGTGATAAAATATTTATGGCGAGCAGATGAGAAAGGTTCGCCACTCGAAGACTTGAGGAAAGCCCGGTGGTATCTTGACCGAGAAATCGCCCGCCGCGAAGGCGTGCCGCTATGAGGGATGCGATCGCAAGTACTACGGGAAAGGAGTCTGCAACCTCCACTATCAAAGAGAGCGCCGCCCTAAGTTTGAGAAGGTAGACCGAAGGTGCAGTTTTGAAGGTTGCGGAAGTAAGCACTACGCAAAGGGCTACTGCGCCCGCCACTGGCAGAGGCTAAAGGTAGGCAGGCTTCTCGATTCCGAACTCAACCGCCGCCCGAATGGCATCGCGGCGGCTCGCGATCATGAGGGGCGGAAGCAGTGTGTCGGCTGTCAGTTATGGCTGTCGGTGGATAACTATTCAGCCCACCGCGCCACGGCGGACCGGCTTCAAGTGCGGTGCCGGGCGTGCGTATATGTCGCCCGGCACTTCACTCAATATCGCCTAAGGCCAGAAGATATTGCTCAGATCATGCGGGAGCAGGACCATCAGTGCGCGGTCTGCTCGGCTGATATTAGCGGCCGGTATGTTGTTGACCACAACCACGCCTGCTGCCCAGGGGTAAAGTCATGCGGCAAGTGCGTCCGAGGCTTCTTGTGCGACGGGTGCAACCTCGGGCTGGGCGCGTTCAAGGATTCCAAGCAAGCGCTGCTACGGGCCATTGAATATCTCCAACTGCACGATCAAGTAGAAACTCTTCCAAATCAAGTAGAAACAAGCACTTGACCAAGTAGATTCAAGTAGGTTACCCTAGAAGCACGGGATAAGTGGCTCTTGGGGAGCTAATGATCCATCGCAAGGCCGGGACTAAAACCCCGGCCTTTTGCGTGCCAGGAGGCAGCCGTGAATGTTGTGAAGACCACAATGCTTGACACGTCGCACCGCTGCGATCGTTGCGGCAGTCAAGCGTACGTTCTCGCCGTCCTCGACCTCACCCCCGAGAAACAAAAAGCCGGCACACCCGATGAGCTGTACTTCTGTGCTCATCACTACAGGGATGTTGAGATGAGCCTCGCCCCACAATGCGGCCTCATCGTGGACGAAACCGACCGGCTACTACAGCACGTAACCGATGACAAACACGTCAGCTAAGGAGCGCACTCATGGCGTATAAGCACACGCCCAGCCTCCGACAAGTAGCCGAAACCGCTGATGCTGAACTGTTGACGGGCTGCTACACCACACTCAACACCGCGCTCGACGGCCTACAAACCCAGCCCGCACGATCAGCCGTCATCCGCGCACTCCAAAATTTGAACGGCGCCCGAAAAAATATCGGACCCGCATAGATTTCCTGCACATGGTTAAGCGTGGCGACGTACCCCCTGGTTTCCGCTCCGTAAAGCCCTAAGTGCTGCTCATCACGATGGGCTGCCATGTGCAGGAACAAACGTACCCGAAACGTATCGCTCCCACGGGAGAGCATCAGCCGGGAACGCAACACCGGAACTTACGCGCCCCAGTTCACCGGAAGCACCAAAGAACGGGCAACCTTTCACCCTTGAGCAAGGAGCAGGAAATGAGCGAACAGGCAAGCGGAATCAGCTTCGCAAGTGCACTCGGGCTAGTCTTCATCGTCCTGAAACTGACCGGCGTAATCGCATGGTCATGGTGGTGGGTACTCGCCCCGTTCTGGATCCCCATTGCGATAGGCCTCATCTTCATGCTTGTCCTCATCATTATTGACTGGGTGGACGGGCGATGAGCAAGTGCAAGTACGCGCTGATCGCGTCACCTCAAACAGAAGCGCTATCCTCACGGTCAGCATCCAGGCTCACGGGAATCTCCAAATCACAGATCAACTCACACCGCAACGGCTCATGTGTTTGCGACAAGGAAGCCGTAGCCAACGTGGCATCAGGCGAATCCGAAACGCACAACGCAGACGGTTCAGCCAACTACGTCCGGTTCAGCGAACGCCCTTGGGGCTACGAAGACTACCGGGCATTCATTTCCACGGTAGGCCAAGACCCCGACGCGGTTACGTTCAGTTGGGGATGGACCAGCAACGCTACCGGAACCGGGTTCTGGAATAAGCTAAACAACGTCCGCCCTATTGCTGGTTCGGGGTTAAACCCTGAACACCCCGCATGGCCCGTCATCCAGCAAGCCGCACCCGTTCACGTCGCGCTCAAAGCAACACCGGTCAAACCGCCACGTGACATGCAACTAGCCCTCAAAGGCGCTGACACGCAGATCGGGTTCCGCCTGCTGCCCGATGGCACAATGGACCCGTTCCACGACGAAGCCGCTATGGAATGCTTCGTGCAAGCAGCCTTGCAATACCAGCCTGACAAGATCCAAATCCTTGGCGACTTCTTGGACCTCGCCTCACAGGGCAGGTTCGCGCAAGAAGCTGCCTTTGCGAACACCACGCAAGCCGCACTCGACGCAGGACACGCGTTCCTAGCTAAGCTTCGTGCAGCCGCCCCCGATGCCGAACTAATCATCATCGAAGGCAACCACGACAAACGCATGCAGAACTTCATCGAAGCTAACGCGGTCGCAGCCTTCGGCTTGAAGCGTGCCGGCCTCCCGAAGTCCTGGCCCGTCATGTCCCTGCCCTACCTGCTGCGCCTGGACGAGTTGAACATCCAATACGTTGACGCCTACCCGGCAGCAACCGACTGGGATAACGACTCGACCAGGAACATCCACGGCACTAAAGCCAACAGTAAGGGCTCCACAACAGCCCAGTACGTCCACGAACACCCACACCTCAACACGTGGGCAGGTCACACGCACCGAACCGAAATCACCTACCACAGTGTGATCGGGCCCCGCGGTGAACCCATCGAATCGTACTCAGCCAACCCCGGCTGCCTATGCCGTGTAGACGGTGCAGTGCCCAGTGTTCACGGTGCTATCAGTTCCGATGGTAGGCCTGCCCGCATAGTCGAGAACTGGCAGCAAGGGTTCGGGCTCGCCTACTACAACGACACCCAATCATGGCCGTTCGTCTACCGCATCCGTGACGGCGTTGCCCTCATGGGTGGCATGGAGTTGACCGCAGCATGAGCGCAGAAACCCTACAAGGGATACACGACGCGATTGCCGCGCACATAGCCGACGAGAACGAAGACGCCACCGAGTACCTAACCGAGTGGGTAGTAACAGCAGCCGCCGTCGTATCAGACAACGCAGAAGTTACTTCCTACTGGTTCCTCAACGCCAAGGACATCCCATACCACCACAGGTTGGGGCTCCTGCATCGAGGACTCGAATACCTGCAAGCGGACTAGGAGATGAGCATGCGTATTGGTAACTGGCCGGATCCAATGTGAAACGCCCGCTCCTGTACCACAAGCCGCGCCGCTGGATCCGCACATGGGGATTACGCAAACCTGCGAGTGCCGCTACGAATAAGTAAGGCAAGGGGGGATCATGCGCCTATACCGTGCCCTCTGCGAATACTTCGAAGCCCTAGCAGCACAAGCCAGAACAGACACGCTTGAAAGAGAATTTGAACAGGCCGATTGGACGGAGCATCAAGGCGCCTGCTGGGACGAAGACTAAACAAGCCTAGACAGTCGAAGCACGCTGAAAGGTGGTGGCACTGTCTCCCGCGCCAGGGTCACGGCGCACGCCCATGCTGAGAAGCACGGCAACCCACAAAAGAATAGCGCTGACCAATGTACATGAGCATCGGTCAGGCAATGATCACTAGCTCAACGGCAGAGCAACGCACTGTTAATGCGTCGGTTCGTGGTTCGAATCCACGGTGATCAGCAGCGAAAGCATGACGGCAGGTAGGACCGCATGGGTCACTACCGCAGCAGTGGACACGCTGCCACGTAGGTCATGTGAGTAGGAACCCACCCCCTCTGTTCGGGCTGACGCTATCAAGGGGTGGGAATCTTTACATTCAAACCCTTGCTGACCTTTGGAGGCTGCAATGCTCACAGGTCAGGTTGGTTTGGTCGCGGATAAGCGGCACTGGATGGGCAGGGCAATACTCCGCATCACAGGATGGCGCTACCACCACACCGTAATTGCCGTGAGTGAGTCGCACTGCATCAGCTCGGAGCCCGGTGGTGTACGGCGCAGACCAATCACCGACTACCCCGGCGTTGTGTGGTCCAACTATGCGATGACTGACCAGCAAGCACACATGGTTGCTGGTATCGCAGAGTACGCCGTCGGTGTGCGCTACGACTACCTATCCTGCGTGGCCCACGCCCTCGCAGCCATCACCCGCACAGACGCCCCGCCACGCATCCAGCAATGGCTCGCTAACCGTGCGCCCACAACATGCAGCTCACTCGCTAAGGCAGCCATTGATGCCGCACGCCTACGCACACCACACGGACCCTTACCAACACCCAACGACTGGGAACTCTTGTTCAGGTCGCGAGGGTGGAACTGATGCCACGCGCCAAGAAGATATGCGCCAAGCCAGGATGCCCAGCTGTTGCTGACGGTAGCTACTGCACAACACACAGGCGTGAAGCAGACGCAGCACGAGGCACACGCGAGCAACGAGGCTACGGCAACGAACACGTCAAGCTCCGCAGGCAATGGGCTCCCATTGTTGCAAGCGGCGCTGCCACATGCGCCCGATGCAAGCAGCCCATCTACATCGGCCAAGCCTGGGCACTAGACCACGACGACACAGACCGAACCAAGTACCTCGGCCCCTCCCACGCAACATGCAACAACGTTGCAGGAGGAAAGAAAAAGCGATACCCAAACGCATAACCAGCGACCAAATACACCGCCTATACACCCTCCCCACCCCCTCCAAATTTTCACCGCTGGTGAGAGCTTTCAAAAGTGCCGGGGGTTCACAAATTTGGGAATGCAGTAAAGAGCCCCGCGACTGCTCTAACAGTCCGGGGCGTTGGCAACCACTAATCAGGAGTGGCTACATGAATAATTCTACATGCAAGGCTGACGGTTGCGAAGGCCTGATCCACGTAAAGAAGCACGGGTTATGCCGCTCGCATTACAACCGCTGGTACTACACCGAAGGTCAGCGTAAGGCTGTCACCCGCGAAGCATTCACGTACGTTGTTCCGAGTTTCACATGCCTGGAATGCGGAAAGTATCACGACGGGTTGCAGGCCGTTGGTCGTTCAATGAAGACGCGAACCTACTGTGATGAGCGGTGCACTAATCAACGAGCCCTCCGTGAGCGCCGTCAGAGAAGCCGCGAGGCACGAAAGTTCAGCGAATGCCAGCAGTGTGGCGAAGACATAAGTTCTCGTAAGGCTGACGCTAGGTTCTGCTCTGCCTTTTGTTCGGATGTGAGCCGTGGCGCTAGGTTGGCTGAGCCTTTAGCGGAGATTACTTGTGCCCTTGTTGGTTGTGAGGTTCGGTTTGTCCCTAATCGGAGTGGCACAAAGTGCTGTTCTGAGAATCACGGGCAGATTCATTGGAACCGGGTTTCGAGGGCTGATGGTCGCCAGAAGAACGCGCCTTGGAGTGATGCCCGTAAAGCTGCGTGGCATAAGCGCCGCGCGCAGAAGCTTGGTACTCAGGTTGAGGATATTCGGCCTGTTGATATTTATGAGCGTGATATTTGGTTGTGCGGGTTGTGTTTGACGGCTGTGGATCCTGATGTGTCTTGGCCTGATCCTATGAGCGCGAGCTTGGATCATGTTTTGCCGTTGTCTAAAGGTGGGACTCACACTTACGAGAATGTTCAGTTGGCCCATTTGACGTGCAATGTGTCGAAGGGTAATCGAGTAGCAGCCTAGGAGGGCACCATGACTCAGGGTGGTTCTCGTAATAGGTCTGGGCCTCAAAAGGATCCCAACTCGCTGACTTCTGCCGTGAATGGGGTGTCCTTTACTACTTTGCCCGCGGCTGGGTTTGACGGTGAGATACCAGAGTTTCCGCTGCCTGGGATGTTGGGCCGTGAATCTGAGGTTTGGGCGGCGTTGTGGCGTACTCCGCAGGCCGCTGCTTGGATATTGGAGCCTTGGCGCTGGCGAACGGTTGCGATGTATGCGCGGTGGTCTGTCCGCATGGAAGACGTGGAGGCTAATGCTGCTCTCGTGGCTCAGGTGATTCGCCTTGGTGATCAGATCGGCCTTACCCCTGCTGGTTTGCGTGAGAACGCCTGGAAGATCGGTGCTGTTGAGCCTGAGCAGAGGGCTACTGGGACTGCTGGTAAGGGCAAGTCTTCGTCTCGTGCCCGGCTAAAGGTTGTGGGGAATGACGGATGATTTCAGCATCAACTTCTCGACTGGTGAGACTCTAGGGTTTCTTGGTGCGGATTGGATTGAGCAGCATTGCTCGGTACCTGATGGGTATGACAAAGGAACGCCGTTCATCCCGTCTGACTGGCAGTTGCAGATCATCGCGAACCATTACCGGATAAAGCGTTCCGCTAAGTGGGTACCTTCACGTCCTGTGTTGGCGCCGGCGTTCACGTATAGGCGTTCGCAGGTTGTGGCGCCTCAGAAGACTGGCAAGGGTCCGCTTGCTGCCGCTGTGACGTGCTTTGAGGCTGTTGGTCCTTGCATTTTTGGGGGCTGGGCTGAGGGCGGCGAGGTTTATGACTGCCGGGACCACGGCTGCGGATGCGGGTTTGAGTATGAGTTCGAGCCCGGTGACGCGATGGGGATGCCGCGTAAGACTTCGTTGATTCAGTTGGTGGCAACGTCTGAGGAACAGGTTGATAACGTGTACCGGCCTTTGCAGGCTATGGTGCGTGGTGGTCCGTTGGACGAGATTATGAAGACCGGCGAGCAGTTTGTTCGTCTTCCTGAGAACGGGAAGATCGAGGCTGTAACTTCGTCGGCCATGTCTCGCCTGGGCAACCCGATCAACTTCGCAAACTTTGACGAGTCTGGTATCTACACGGTGCAGAACAAGATGGTCCGTGTTTCACAGACTATGCGCCGCGGTTTGGCTGGCATGGGTGGTCGCTCGATTGAGTGGACGAACCCTTGGGATCCTTCCGAGAACTCCACGGCCCAGCAAACCTATGAGTCGAAATCAGCGGACATTTACCGGTTCTACAGAAAGCCCCCGGCTGACTGGTCCTACAAGAACAAGGTAGAGCGTCACAAGATCCACAAGTACGTATACCAGGGCTCGCCGTGGGTTGATCTTGCGGCGATTGAGGCTGAGGCTGCGGAGCTGATGGAAACGGACCCGGCGCAGGCTGAGCGCTTCTATGGGAACCGCATTGTTCATGGCCTTGGTACGTGGCTGAAAGACGGCCTTTGGGATGGTGCTTATGCCGGAAATGTTGTGGCTGCCAAATCCTGAGAAGGGCACGGCTTGCACGGTGGGCATGGATGGTTCTGAGAACAATGACTGGACTGCTTTGCAGTGCGAGACCATCGGAGGGTTTTCGTTCACGCCACGTTATGGGCCTGACCGGCGTCCTGCTGTCTGGAATCCGGCTGAGTGGGGCGGCGAGATTCCCCGCGGCGAGGTTCATGCTGCGGTGGATGAGATTTTCAAAACGTTCCGGGTGAAGCGCATGTATGCCGATCCGCATGGTTGGTACACGGAAATTGGCGACTGGGCGCTAAAGCATGGTCAGGATGTTGTCTTTGAGTGGCCTACGAACAAGATCGAGCGCATGTATTCGGAGATTAAGCGTTTTGAGATTGATCTGGCTCAGGGGCGCATCACTCATGATGGCTGCCCTATCGCAGCAACTCACATTGCGAACGCCAAGAAGGTCGCCAAGCCAGGGCAGAAGTACATTTTAGGCAAACCTGCTGACCACCAGAAGATTGACGTTGTTATGTCCAAGATCCTCGCTCATGCGGCGGCTTCTGATGCCATTTTGGACGGCTGGACTGCTACCCCGCCCACTCGGCGGATGATCGTACACCGATAAAGGGGGCCTTTTGGCTGAGAAAGACTTGGTCCGCCTGGATCGGAAGCTTGCTAGCTCGATTGTTAAGTTGAAGCGCAATGATGACTATTACGAGGGCGAACAGCCTTTGAAGTACATGGCGCCAGCGCTTGAGAAGGAAGTTGGGGATCGGATTGCGCAGTTAGTTATCAACTGGCCGCGTTTGGTTGCTGATGCGTTTGAGGCTCGTCTTGATATTGAGGGTTTCCGTTATCGGGGTTCTGAGTCGAGTGATGAAGAGCTGTGGAACGTTTGGCAGGCTAATGATCTTGATGAGCAGTCTCAGCAGGCGCACCTTGATTCGATTGCACTGAGTAGGTCTTATGTTGTGGTTGGTTCGGGCGATGATGATGGGGATCCTCCGCTTGTCACTGTGGAGTCTCCGTTCCAGGTGTTCGCTGAGCGTGACCCTAGGACTCGTAAGGTGTCTGCCGCTATTAAGCGGTGGGCTGACGAGGATCCTGATGTTCCGGTGCAGTATGCGACGTTGTATCTTCCGGATGTCACTGAGTCTTTCGTGTGGGAGCCGAAGCGGAAGCTGTGGGTTTCTTATTCGAAGGATCCGCATGAGCTTGGGAAGGTTCCTGTTCATCCTTTGGTGAACCGTCCTCGGGTTTTGCGCCCTGATGGTTTGTCTGAGTTCCATGATGTTCTGCCGATTGCTGACGCTGCGAACAAGATGGCGACAGACATGATGGTTTCTGCTGAGTTCCATGCGATGCCGCGGCGTTGGGCGTTTGGGCTCAAGGAATCGGACTTTGTTGATGAGTCAGGCAGGCCGGTGAGTACGTGGTCGATGATCGCCGGCCGGTTGTGGGCTAACGAGTCGAAGGATGTCAGTGTTGGGCAGTTCCCTGAGGCTGACCTGACAGTCTTCCATAACTCGATCAAGCTTTTGGCTCAACTGGCATCCCAGATGGCGGCTCTTCCTCCGCACTATATGAGTTTCACGTCTGATAATCCGGCGTCTGCTGACGCGATTAACGGCACTGAGGCTCAGTTGGTGAAGAAGGCTGAGCGGAAGCAAACCTATCTTGGTGGTGGCTGGGAGGATGCGCAGCGAACTGTTCTTCGGATTATGAAGGGCAAGTGGGATGTGGAAGCGCGCACGTTGGAAACAATGTGGCGTGATCCTTCTACTCCCACGATTTCGTCTAAGGCTGACGCGGTTACGAAGTTGGCTTCTGGTGATCGTCCGATTGTTCCTGTTGAGCAGGCGCGTGAGGATCTGGGTTACAGCCCGGAGCAGCGTAAGCGCATGTTGGAGATGGACGGTAGGGCGCGCTCCAACCCTGACATTGAGCGTCTCACTCGGAGTGTGAACGGGGAGTAATCAATGGTTCCGGATGCTGCTGTGAAGCATTACAAGGCGATGCAGCGGTTTCAGGCGTTGGTTGTGTTGCAGGCTGCTGATTTGTGGTCTGAGGTTAGTTTGTCTTCTTTGGATGGTTCGTGGGCTGCGCAGGTGCCTTTGTTGGTGCCGGCGCTCACGGACGTTCAGGGTAGGGCTGCTGCTGCTGGCGCGTCTTACGGGGCGTTGACGCTGGCTGATCAGGGCCTATATGAGGCTCCTGAGCGGTTTGTGAATCCTTCTGGGTTCGCTGGTAGGGCTTCTGATGGGCGTTCGCTTGAGGGCCTGTTGTGGGGGCCTGTGCCGCATGTGAAGACGTTGATTGCTGGTGGTGTTGATCCGCGGCAGGCGTTGAAGCAGGGTGGCAAGTTGCTTGCAACATTGGCCCGGACTCAGGTTGCTGATGCTGGGCGTGGTGCTGCGGGGGTTGATGCTGCTTCTCGCCGGAATGTTGGGTATGTGCGGATGCTGAACCCGCCGTCGTGCGCTCGGTGTTCGATTCTTGCTGGCCGGTTTTATCGCTGGAACAACGGTTTCAACCGTCACCCGCGCTGCGATTGCGTGCATGTGCAGACCACTTCTCGTGCTGCTGCCGAGACTGAGGGCCTGATCCATGACCCTTACGAGTATTTCAAGTCCTTGTCCCCCTCGGAGCAGGACAAGAACTACACGAAGGCTGGCGCCCAAGCGATCCGTGACGGTGCTGACATCTTCCAAGTTGTAAACTCTCGCCGCGGCATGAAGCCAGGCGGGCTGATGACAACGGAAGGCATCACCAAGAACGGCAACTTCCGCAAGGTGGCTGGAGACTCGACTCGTGGGCGCCGCCTGACACCTGAGGCCATCTACCAGCTAAACGGCTCTAACCGAGCAGCAGCATTGAAGGATCTTGAGCGTTATGGCTACATTCTTCCTGGTGGGCAGAATCCTCTTGGGGCGCTGCGTGGTCAGCGTGAGGGGTTCGGGCAGCTTGGTCACGGCGGCGCGTATGAGGCGGCGAGGCAGCGCGTATATAACGCGAGGTTGAATGGCAGGGACCCGAACGAGCGGGCGACGATGACTGCGGCTGAGAGGCGTTTATTTGATGCTGAGCAGCGTTGGTTGAAGGTCCTTAAGGGCGAGAACCCTTATGGTGCGCCGTCGATGTCCAAGCGTGCGAGGGTTATGGCTCAGCCGTTGACTCCGCAGATAGCTGCGCAGGTTGAGAAGGACTATCGGCGCTGGCTTTCAACGGGCGGTCAGGTTTTCTAAGCTACTGGAAATGTCTAAAGCCCAGCCGGGTTTCCATCCAGGCTGAGATATTCCTCAAGTGCCGCCCAATCGTCTGCGGTCACGTCTTCCGGGTCACAGCAGCAAGCCATCGCAGCCATCCGCACTCGTGCTGCTGACATGGATTTGAAAGATCCAGGTTCTGGCGTAGCCGGGCGGGGCGCGTGTTGCTTGTAGGCACGCTCAAACTTTGAGTGCTTTTTTCGCATATCCAATTGTCCCATTTTGGGCTGCGCATTAATAGTGGCTGGCATCCCTAACTGCCTAATTTTCCCTGCGTGAGTTCACCGCAGCGGCGCATGTTTCCTATTCCGGGATGGATGAGGAAGAGCAAAACCAGCCGTGATGGCTAAACAATCAGATCAGGAGGCCGTGATGGCTGACGAATTGAATCCCACTGTGGACCCGGTTGACCCGGTGACACCTGACCCTGTGGATCCGGTTGACCTTCCGGTTGATCCCGATCCGGCAGAACCTTCTGCTGATGCTGCTGAGCTTGAACGGCTCCGCGCGGCACTGGCGAAAGCGAACAAGGATTCCGAGAGGAACCGTGCGCGTTTGAAGGAGCTTGACGACGCGAAGTTGTCAGAGATTGAGAAGGCCCGGCGTGATGCTGATGAGGCTGCTCAGGAACTGGCGAACCTTCGCAAGGACAGTCTCCGTCAGAAAGTGGCGCTCGAAACTGGGCTGCCCGCTAAGTGGGTGGGTCGCCTGCATGGCGATGACGAGGACTCTTTGCGGGCTGATGCTGCGGAGATTCTTGCTGATCTGAACAAGGCACGGAAGCCGGCGCCGGACCCTTCGCAGGGGCCGCGTAGTAACGCGCTTTCGGAAGAAGACAAACTCTACGAATCCATCTTTGGATCAAGGAAGGCCTAAACAATGGCTGAGTACCTTCCGGTTAAAAACCCGGGCGAGTCGCTGCCTCTGACAGCGTCCGCAACCATCACTGGCGGTCAGCTTGTTGCTGTCTCTGGTGTTTCCACTGTCGCTCCGGCTGGCGCAAATGCCCTTGGATGGGTAGGTGTCGCGTCTTATGACGCCGCGTCGGGCGATCTGGTCACTGTCGTTACTGGTGGGGTGCAGGAGCTTGTTACGACAGGCACTGTGACTGCGGGCGATGTTGTTGTTGCGGCTGCTTCTGGCACCGTTTCGACGCTGGCTGCTGTGACCACCCCGACCGCCGCTGATGTGACTAACACTCGCGCGGTTGTTGGTATCGCCCTGACCACCGCTACGACTGGGCTCAAAGTCCAGGTCAAGCTCGACCGCTAAGGAGCCCTTTAAGTGTCTTACTCTTACCCTCCCGTTGCGCCCACTTTCTCGGGTGACAACGAAACCATTTCCCGCTTCCTGAACACCCCGTCCGTTGTGGCGCGGCGCGTTCAGGACCTCACGATGAACCGCTTCATCGCTGACGTGCTGCTCACGGGCCGCACCGATGTCTCCGGTGGTGCTATCACGTACGACGTGGACGAGGACAACTTCACTGTTCGCCCTGTCACGGCTGTCTCCCCTGGCGGCGAGTACGATCTGACCACGCTTGCCAACGGCACCCCTCAGGTCGCCAAGGTGACCAAGTGGGGTCAGGATACTGAGGTCACTGACGAGGCTATCAAGCGTCAGAACTTCGCCGCTGTGGACAAGGGCCTTGGCAAGCTTGGCAACTCCGTGATCAAGAAGGTTGACTCGATCAGCCTCTCTCTGATCGCTTCCACGGTTACCGCTACTCAGGCTGTCACCGCTGGTGCATGGTCCGTTTCCGGTACCGCGGCGATCCTGCGTGACATCATGCTCGCGAAGTCCAAGGTTACTGCCTTGAACCGCGGCTATGACCCGAACGTGATCGTTGTTGACGACATCACTTGGGCTTACCTCGCCTCTGATGAGAAAGTCATGACTGCTCGCGCACGCGAGGATTCCGCCAACTCGATCTACACGGGCAGCTTCCCGACCATCGCGGGCATGACGGTCCTCCCGACTCCGAACATCCCTGGCGGATCCGGTGCTTGGCTGATCGACACGACCGCCCTTGGTGGCATCGCTGATGAAGACCTTGGCGGCAACTACACGAAGGCTGGCGTCATTGAGACGAAGGTCATCCGTGAGGAAAAGAACGACAAGTGGCGCCTGCGTGCCCGTCGTGTCTGCGTGCCGTACGTGACTGAGCCGGGCGCTGCTATCAAGATCACTGGCGTCTAGGAGGCCCTTTCATGGCTTATCTGGTTACTGCCCCTTTGGTGTCTGTTAAGGACGCTGCGGGCAAATACACCTACTTCTATGAGGGCGCTACGGTGCCTGACGGGTTCGACAAGGTAAACCTTGCGGGCCTTGCTGAGGTTGGTCTGGTCAAGGAGATTGTCCCGGAATCTGACGCTGACGCTGATGCGTCGGTTGAGGTACCTGAGGGCGATCCTTCCGAGGCTTGGACGGTCAAGCAGCTCAAGGCTTTCGCGGACGCTAAGGGCATTGATCTTGGTGACGCGAAGTCTAAGGGCGATGTTCTCGCCGCTGTTAGCAAGTAATTAGGGAGGGGACGTTATGGCTGTTGTTGTGACACCTGATGATGTTGCCGCGGGATGGCGTCCCCTCACTGTTGCTGAGGTTGAGACTGCTGAGGGTTTGGTTGTTGAGGCTGGTGTTCTTCTTGCTGTGAAGGCGCCGGCTTATGAGTCTTTCCCCGAGGCGTTGGCTCGTATGGCTATTGCGCGTGCGGTACGCAGGGTGTTGAAGAACCCCGATGGTTACCGCGTGCGTGGCACCGAGTCAATCGATGATTACTCGCTCAGTGGCGGCACCGTCGATAACACCTTGTCTACTGGTGAGCTTTACTTCTCCGACGAGGAACTGTCTTGGTTCGGGATCAAGCCTGCCAGCGAGACTACCCGGGCCTTCGAGATTCGTTTGGGGGGCTCATGAGTTTCGTCGGCATTGTTCAACAGGGCCGTGTCGCTGCTGAGTCGTTGATGTTGGATACGTGTACGGTGCATCGTCCTGGTGAGCCTGTGACAGACAGCGATGGCAACGTATCCCCGAGCTTGACGCTTCTGTATACGGGTCCGTGCAAGGTTCAGCAGACCCTAGCGCAGTCAAGCAACCCTGAGGCTGGTGGGCATCAGTTCACGGTGCAGGATACGCGGTGGGATACGCCGGTTGCTGCTGGCGTGTTCGCTGTGGATGACGTGGTGACTATCACGGAGGCTGTTTTGGATCCGCAGTTGACGGGGCGGGTGTATCGGGTGACTGAGCCGTTCCATAAGACTGGTGCGACTGCTCAGCGGACACGGGTTTCTGAGGTGGTCGCGTGAGTGTTGATGCTTCTGATTTGGATGGGTTGGCGCGTTCGTTCCGGCTGATCCCGGTTGAGATGGTGCCGAAGCTCAAGGGTGTTGTCACTAAGTCTGCGTTGAATACGAAGAAGATCATGCGTAAGGATGCTGCGGGTTCGAAGCACTTTAAGCAGTTGGCGCGGACGATCAACTACGACATCAAGGTGAATTCGTTTGGTGGCGATGGGGTTATTGAGGGTGAGGTTGGGCCGTCTGGTGGCGGTTCTGCTTCTTTGGCTGGTATCGCCTACTTCGGAACGTCACGCCCTGGTGGTGGCACGTTGCGTAATCCTGAGGATGCGATGTTGGAGGAAGCGCCGAACTTTTATGAGTTCGCTTTCAAGGCGACGGAGGGGCTTCTGTGATCCGGGAGCATTACGCCGCGGTGAAGGCTTTGCTGCCGGCGTCTGGACTGCAAATCTATATGTGGTCCGTGCCGACGAGCCCGGTGTTCCCGTATGTGTGCCTGTGGGGTGATCTTGGCGATGAGTCCAGTGGTGGTCCTGATGGCGACTCTCTCTGCGATGTCCCTGATGTCCTGTCTCTGCGGGTTCGTGCGACGTATGCGGGCTTGACTGGTGACGCTCTTGGGATTGTGGCGGCTAAGGTTCGCGCGTCACTGAACCGGAAAACACCTGTTGTCGCTGGCTGGTCCCCTTCTAAGTTGCGGCAGTCCACGTTGATGGATGCGCAAACCGATTTCGATGTGACTATCCCGAACATCGGCCACCCTATTTTCTCTGTTGACGAGTTCTTGCTTGTCTCGAACAAACTCTGAGAGGGGCCGTCCTAATGACTGACTTTGTTGACGCCTATTCCAAAACTACTGGGGCTAAGCAGGTTGTTCCTGCTGCGTGGCTGGACCGCACGGACGCCCCTTTCAATGATCTATCGAAGACTCCCCGCCAGAAGGCGCGGGAACTGAACAAGCCGGCCTCGCCGGAAATTGAAGGAGAGGCCAAGTAATGGCTCGTGTTCTTGCTGATGGCAAAACCAAATTCACTATTCTTGTCACGAAGCCGGTGAACCCCGCCGCGCCAACTGCTACTGAGTTGAACGCCGGCATTGATCTGTCGTGCGACATCCTCACATCCGATTTCACTTGGGGCGCTACGGACTCTGACAAGATCGCGGAGAAGGCGCTGTGCGATTCGGGTAACTCGAATGCTATCGGCGCTTCTAACTTCGCTGCCGGGTTCACTCTGTGGCGGAAGTTCGCGACTGCTGGCGGGTTCGATGAGGCCACCGAGCTGGGTTGGGCTGCTGTGAAGTCGAAGGGCGCGACTTTGTATGGTTACGCCCGTCAGATGGATAAGGATTCCACGGCGGCTTGGGCTGCTTCGGATGAGATTTATCTTGGTGCTGAGTTCATCACTGACACTCCGCAGCGCACGGACGGTACCGGTTTTATCAAGTACCGGATTCCTGCTGAGGTGCAGCGTGGTTACCCGTTCATTGAGGTTGCTGCGGGCGCCTAGTTTGACTGGTTGGTGGCGCGTTTAGGCTCCGCGTCACCAACCTTAAAACCCTTTATTGAGCCTATCCACAAACTTAAATGGAGCCTAACCCATGAGTGTTTCCCCCCAGGATTTTGATTTTGATGCTTGGTTGGATGGTGCTGACCGTCCGCAGCGTTCTGTTGTTGTGTATCAGAAAGCCGGTCTGATCGCTGACCTTGACGCGTTGGCTGTGCGTATTGAGCACGCGACGGATGAGGATGAGGTTGATGGGCCGTCAATGGCTGGCGGGGCGCAGAAACTCCGGGCCGAGTACGCCGACCTGGCTAAGAAGTTCCATGATTCGGCGTTGACGATCCGGGTCAAGGGCCACGACGATGACGAGAAGCGCGAGTTCGCTGAGAAGCATAAGGGCGATGCGCAGAGTCTCGGTAGTGTGGTCCTGGCTGATGCTTTCTTGGAGCCGAAGATCACGCCTGAGCAGGTTGGGAAGCTTGAGAAGGTTCTTGGTCAGGCTCAGTTCAAGTTGATCACTGCGGCTTATATGTCTGCGTGCAATGAGGTTCCTGTTGTGAGCGCCGATTTTTTGCCGAAGCCCTCCACACGGGACGCTGGGGACGAGTAGTAGCGGCACTCAAAACGTCTGAGCGTTTCCAGCGCCCCCCGTCTGCTTACCTCGGGGGTTTGCCTGAGCGTAAGGACCGGTTGCTTGAGTACGCGTACACGCTCTATTTAGAGAGCATCTGTGACACGTGTGGCGGCAACCGGTTTGAGTGCCGCAACGAAGCCAACGCGGGCTTGTATGAGGTGCAGGACACTACTTGCTACCGGCAGGCTGCGGTTGAGGAACATACCGGGCAGAAGGGTTTCAAGCCGGACCCTGGTCAGCGTTTCTACGCGACTGAGATTGATGAAGAGCTAGTCGCCCGCAGGTCGTTCCCGCCATTTGCCCGCACCAATGATCAGAACGATTAGGCCGGCGAAAGCAACAAACGCTGAGAACCCGTTCAAGCCTGGGTTTCCGTTTTCTCCCGCACTAAATAGTGCTACAGCCACGCCCATTACGAGCATCGCGGCGCCAACTTTCATTGTGTTCGCTGCCTTGCGTTTGTTCGCTTTTGTGGCCTGAGTCATTCAGTAATTGTCGCATGGCGGCTTCTTTTCTAAAAGCTTTGGAGGAACGTCATGGCTGATCGCCGCGTAAAAGTCACTTTCAGTGCGGAGATTCAGGGTTTTAAGTCCGCGATGGAGGAAGCTGCTCGGGCGACTGAGAAGACTAAGAAGGCTACCGAGGATGCTGGGAAAGCGGCGGATACTCATCTTGGCAAGATGGTGCAGTCTGCCACGAAGAACAGTGACGCGTGGGAGCGTACTGGTGCGGTAACTGCTGGTGCTGGTGCTGCGATGGTTGCCGGCGTTGGGTTGGCTATCAAGTCTTACGCGGATTTCGATAAGCAAATGTCGTCGGTCCAGGCAGCGACTCACGCGACTGCCGGCGACATGAACCAGTTGCGTGACGCTGCGGTGAAGGCTGGCGCGGACACTGCGTTCTCTGCTGTTGAGGCTGCACAGGGTATTGAGGAACTGGCTAAGGCTGGTGTCTCTACTAAGGACATCATGGGTGGCGGGCTTAAGGGCTCGCTGGACCTGGCTGCTGCTGGTTCTTTGGGTGTTGCTGAGGCTGCGGAAATATCGGCTTCGGCGCTCACTCAATTCAAACTGTCTGGCGATAAGATCCCTCACCTCGCTGACCTGTTGGCGGCTGGTGCTGGTAAGGCGCAGGGTTCGGTTAGTGACCTTGGCGCTGCGTTGAATCAGTCGGGTTTGGTGGCTGCGTCTACGGGTTTGACGATTGAGGAAACCACTGGTTCCTTGGCTGCGTTCGCTTCGGCTGGTTTGACTGGTTCGGATGCTGGCACGTCCTTCAAGACAATGCTGATGTCCTTGAACCCGAACTCCGAAGCTGCGGCGAAGCTCATGAAGGACTTGGGTATTTCGGCGTATGACGCTCAGGGCAAGTTCGTTGGCATGTCTGAGTACGCGGGCATTTTGCAGAACGCGCTCAAGGGCATGTCTGATGAGCAGCGTAACGCGACCCTGAAAACGTTGTTCGGTTCTGATGCTGTGCGTGCCGCGAATGTTCTTTATGAGCAGGGCGCTGCGGGTATTAACAAGTGGGAAGCGGCTGTTAATGATGCCGGGTACGCGGCTGAGACTGCGGCTATCAAGCAGGACAACCTTGCAGGGGATATTGAGAAGCTAGGCGGGTCTATGGACTCGGTGTTCCTTAAGTCCGGCTCTGGTGCTAATGATTTCCTGCGTGGTTTGGCGCAGGGCGCTGAGGACGCCGTTGATTGGATTGGGCAGATCCCTGGCCCGGTGCTGAGTACTTCCGCGGCGATTGCTGGGGTTGTTGGTGTCGCCGCGTTGGGTGCCGGCGCATTCTTGAATTTGACTCCGAAGGTTCTTGAGTCGGTGCAGGCGTTTGATAAGTTGGCGCCGGCTGGTTCTAAGGCCCGTGGCGCTTTGGCTGGTGTGGGTAAGGCTGCTGGTGGGGCCATGGCTATTGGCGCGTTGACGCTGGTGGTTGCGAAGCTTGCTGAGTCTGATTACATGTCGAAGATTGATACTGGCATGGGCCGTGTGGCTAACGTCCTGAGTGACGTGGCCCGTAACTCTCCCGATGCGGCGTCAGGCCTTGACTCTTTGTTCAAGAACAAAGAGGGCAAGGACCTGATCAACAACGTGAACGATCTGGATTCAGCGTTGAAGCGTACGTTCAGGCCGGATGCTGGGCGGCAGTTCAATGACTGGGGTGAGGGGCTTGTTAACACCTTTACTGGGGTTAAGGGTTCGAGCCAGATCCTTGGGGATACGTTCAAGCGCATTGATGAGCAGATGGCTAGTCTCGTTTCCAGTGGTAGCGCCACTGATGCGGCCAAGATCTTTGATCGCTTGAAAGAGCGCAGCGGTGATCTGGGTATTAGTGTTGACGAGCTCAAGAAGAAGTTCCCTGAGTATGCGGATGCTTTGCAGAAGGCTGATGCTGACAGTAAGAGTCTGGCGGCTACTACTGGTCAGGCTAAGGGTGCTGTTGACGGCCTGGGCGGGGCGGCTGTTGCGGCTAAGCCTAGTGCTGAGGATTTGGCTAAGGCGCTTGAGGACGTGGGGCTTTCTGCTGATGGTTCGGTGGTGAGTGTTGAGAAGTGGACACAATCTCTTTTCAACGCGGGCTTGTTGAGCTTGTCTGCGTCTAATGCGGCGATTGGGTATCAGGCTGCGATTGATGCTGTTACTGAGTCTGTGAAGGTTAATGGCACGACGCTGGATATTAACACTGAGCAGGGGCGGGCTAATCAGACTGCGTTCAACGGGGTGGCTTCGGCGGCGATGGCGGCGATGACTGCTACGGCTGAGGAAACACTGGCTACTCAGGGTTCTACTGCTGCGCAGGCCGGGTTGCAGTCTGCTCTGCGTACTAGCTATAACGACTTGGTTGCTGCCGCTGGTCAGTTCGGCATTGTTGGCGATGAAGCGGACACTATGGCGCGTAAGGCGTTGGGTGTTCCGAAGAACGTCAACATTGATGCGTGGGTGAATGATCAGGCTACGGCTCGTTTGGATGCTGTGAAGGCCAAGGCTGAATCGTTGGATGGTAAGCAGTCCACGGTGACGATCACGACAGTTGAGCGGATCCAACGGAACTACGAGACGACGGGCACCCCTGGCGCTGTTGGTGGTCAGCAGCAGGTTTTGGGTGGTGCTAGTGGTGGCCGGGTGGCTGACATCCTGGGGTTTTGGGGTGGTGGCAGGTTGCCGTATGCGCGTCCTTCTGACATGTCAAAGGATAACCTGATTGGTTACGTGAACGGTGGTAAGCCGATTGCGTTGCAGGGCCAAGAGTGGGTTATCAACGGGCGCAGTAGTGACCGGTATGACTCTGAGCTTGCTGCGATCAACGCGGGAACGTTCCCGAAGTTGAAGGAGTATTCGGCGCAGTCGCTTGGTTATGCGCCGGCTGCTGCTTCGACTCCCATGCAGTCTGCTGTTCCTGATGTTCGCGTGTTCATTGGCAACGAGCAGATTAACGCTCACATTGAGTATGTTTCGTCGGCGGTTGTAACGAAGGCCGATTCGGCTTCTAAGCATATGAGGACGGGGCGTCAGTAATGGCTGTTGCTGTTGTGGTTGAGCCGTTGTTGTCGGCGCCGTGCGACCGGGCTGGGTTGACGATCACTGGTCTTGGTATTGGTTCTTCGGTGGTTAGTGTGTGGCGTACTGCGGATGGGGAACGAAGCCCTGTCCGTGGTTACCGCCGCGTGACGATGAATGATGCTGCTTATGTGGTGGATTTTGATGCGCCGTTGGGTCGTCCGGTTTCGTATGAGGTTGAGGTTGTTTCTGGTCCGGGTGGTGCGTCTCGTACTGTTTCGAATCCGGTGACTATCCAGTCTGTGGCTGGCGTGTTGATGGATCCTTTGGTTCCTCAGACTGCTGTGCCGGTGGTTGGTGCGCGTGATAGTGACGGCTCGGTTTATTTGAAGTCGCCTGCGTTGTCTCAGTTGGAGTATCGGGCTGAGGTGTCGATTTTCAATGTGATGGGTTCGGATAAGCCGTTGGCGTTGTTTGGTCAGCGGATGGCTGAGTCTGGGCTTGATACGTCGTTGGCCACTCGTTCGGCTGAGGAAAATGCGCGGCTCAAGAAACTACTCCGAAGCACTGGGCAGTTGTTGTTCAAGCCGTTGCCGTCGTGGGGTGAGTTCGAGCTGAATGGGACGTTGTTCCTGGCGAATGCTTCGGCTAAGCAGCTCCCGATTGATGTGTCTTGGGGTGGTGAGTTGACGTGGTGGGATTTGCAGTCTGATGTGGTTGCTGCCCCGACGATCCGCGTGTTGACGGCTGAGTTCACGTATGGCGACGTAGCACTGTTGTTTGCGACGTATCAGGCGAAGCAGGATGCGGTGGTTGCGTCGGCGGCTGCTGCGGGTGAGTCGCCAACCTACCTTTTTGATTTGAAACGTCCGCTTGGTTAGGAGTCTCTTGTGCGTCTGATTGATGAGTTGTCGTTGGATGCGTTGGAGGGTTCTAGGCCTGCCGATAGTTTGACGGTGTGGGCGTGGCGTGGTGATTCACTGGTTGTTACTGAGCCGTTGGAGGTTATCAGTTGGGGGTTTGAGGATCAGGCCGGCGATAACGTGAAGGTGTCGCAGCGGATCAGTCTTACGGTTGCGGATCCTGATGGCAGCCTTGGTGCGTGGCGGTTGGATGACCCGTTGGCTGTTACTGGTGCTAGGTTGCAGATCATTTATCGTGTGGGTGGTGCGGGTGCCGTGAATTATGGCATGTACCGGCTCACGTCGAATGAGCCTGACGAGGTTACTGAGTTCCGGGTCATTGACGAGTATGGGTACATAGAGCCTGATGGGTTGTTGGAACCTCATAAACGCCGTGTTCCTGTTACCCGTAGCGTGGTGAAGCTTGAGGCTGTTGATCTGACTGTTGAGCCGGATCGTGACCGGTTTGAGGCTCCTGAGTCTCCGGGTATGGGCGCGACTGTTATTAGTGAGGTCAAGCGATTACTGAACCCTTATTTTCCTGTGGTTGTGGATCCTGGTGTTGGTGACGTTTCGGTGTCGCGGCAGTTGGTGTTTGATCGTGAGCGGCTTGAGGCTGTGCAGGATTTGCTTGGTCGTGTGTCTGCCCGGTATCGGATGGGCGGTGATGGTGAGTGTCACTTGTATCCGCGTGCTGCTGAGCCGGTGTGGCGTGTTGGCCCTAGTGAGGGTCTTGTCAGGGTGCAGCGTAAGCAGTCGTTTGATGGGTTGTATAACCGTTGGGTTGTTGAGGGTAAGGAAGAGGGCAGCGGTAATCCTGTTCGTTCTTCGGTGAGTATTGATTCTGGGCCGTTGAAGTATGGTGGCCCGCATGGTCGTGTGCCGTTCTTCTATAGCTCGGAGATGATCACTAGTACGGCTGCGGCTGTGTTGTATGCGATTGAGTTGCGTGCACAGTTCATTGCTTCGTTGGCTTTGGAGTTGTCAGTTGAGTGTGTGCCGCGTCCTGAGTTGCAGGCTGGTGACCGTATCGAGGTTGGTTGCCCGTTCGATGGCCGCTTGGCGTGGATACCGGGCGAGATAACCAGCATCAAACGTTCCGGCACAACAGTCCCAGGCCCCACATCACTGACCGTGGCGTGTGCTTACGGTGACGTGATCGCCGCACTCGAACGCACCGACTGGGCCAAACACCTTACCGGCGAACTACCGCCACTCACTTGGGACCGGATGCCCTCAACATGGGGTGCCGGTCCTTCCATGTCTTGGGATGATTTGCCGTAGGAGGCGCACGTGGCTTTGGATAGTACGCTCGCGTCAATCCCCGCTGACGGTTTTTCGTTGAAGCTGGGTACGGCTTGGTATGACGGTTCGCGTTGGTGGGCTGTTGTTGGTGGTAATCCTTTGGGCGCTCGTTGGGCTGACCCTACGCAGGCTGTGCAGGGCGCGAACGTCCTTGTCGGGATTATCAATGAGGGCCGGGGTCAATCCTCGGCCATTGTTCTTTCTGGTGTTACTGAGCAGCCCCGTCCGTCTACTGGGCAGGTGACGGCTGTTGGTGTTGATGAGTTGTTGTTTGCTGGTGATGATGGCGGGGTTTACGCGACTAAGCGTTACCTCGGCTCGGTGTCGGATTATGCGGTGTTGGATCCGGTGCAGCTCATTTGGACGATGGGTGTTCCGACTGTTCTTGGGGTGATTGGTGAGGTTGCTGTTCCTCCTCCTGCACCGCCTCCCCCACCGCCGCCTGTCATCAGCACTGGCACTGAGGTGTTGACGGCTACGGCTTCGGACACGTTTGGTGTTGGTGGTTGGGGTCGTTGGGCTGGTGGTGGCGAGAAGGTTTATTCGGGTTCGTATGGCGGTTACACGCTGACGGGCTCGTTTTTTTATGGGGCACCACGGCCGGCGTTGCAGGGGAAGACGATCACTGCGATTCGTTTCCGTGTTCCGCAACGTTTGGCTGTTGGTTCCTACAACAGTGCCGCGACTATCCATTTGTACGCGCACACATCACAGGCCCGACCGGGTGGTGACGTTGCCCGTGTCGCTGGCCCGTTCGACATCAGCGTGACTGCTGGTCAAGGCCCGTCATGGGTGAACATCTCAAGCGCCCATCCTGCTTTCGCTGGCATCGCCTCAACCCTCGCTAACGGTGGGGGTATTAGTTTCGCGGGCGACCCATACACCGGCTGGACAAGCCGACTCACAGACCCACTCGCTGGGCAAATCGAACTTGATTGGAGCGCCTAGTGCAGACCTTGCCTAACGGTGTAGAAGTCCCCACAAACTCGGACCCGTACAACCCTGTAGACGATCTGGCGAAAGCCTTCGGGCAGGTTCCTGGCGCTGTCCGTGTCAGCTCTGAGGCTCAGCGTAACGCGTTGCCGAAGTACACGGGGCTAAGGGTTCAACGCCTGGACCTTGAGGGTCATCCGTTCGATATTTGGGATGGCACTGTGTGGCTGCCTAAGGCCCCGGTGGCGTTGTCCTTTAGCGGGAATTACCGGCAGGCGGGTACGTGGTTCCTTGACGCTCTGAGGCCCGCGTCGGTGTCACGTATCGGCAGGCGCGTTTCGTTGTCTGGCGCTCTTGCGAACAACGTACCCATCACGTACCTCGCTAATACGGAGTATGTGTTGGCGACGTTCCCGGTTGAGTACGCGCCGAAGACTTACAGCGAACCGTTCGTGATCCTCACCAACGCCTACCAAGTCAACGTGTGGGTCACCCCCGCAGGCCAGATCAAAATCTACTTCCTCGTCAACGTCCCAACCCAATCAGTTGGTGCGCTCGTGTTCCCGCTCTCAATGATGTCGTGGAACTCGTGAGACGCCCGTTGAAGTGCAGGCTGTTGGCGCTGTGGTTGAAGATCCAGGAACCGCGGGCGTTGTCCGTGATTTACTTCTTCGCCTATCTGGCCATCAGTCTGTTGGGGTTGTTCGTCGCGACTGACCCGCCGCGCACGGTGCAGTCCAGTCTTGGTAATCCGCTCATGGTTTGGTGGGGTGTTCTGCTGCTCGTGGGTGGGGTGCTCGGTTCCGTGTCTGTGCTGCCTGGGATTTGGTGGCTGGAACGGGCGGCGACGTTCTGCTGCATGACAGCTATCGCTGTTTATGGTGGCGTGCTCGCGTCGTTGCCGGTGACTCAGATGAGTGTCCGTGCGGCGTCGTTGTGTTTCATTGTGTTCTCGATACTTGCCTTTGCTGCCCGTCTCGTGAAAATCCGGCATCACGCCTACGACCCCGAAAAGTAGGCAGCTATGGATTCAACACAACTGCTAATCACGGTTGTTACCACGATTGGTACGTCTGGTGCGTTGCTGGCTTTGGTGAACGGGTTGATCAAGTTTTTCAACGGTTCTGCTGGGCGGGAGCGGATCCGTAATACGACGTTGAAGGATCAGCGTAATGAGGCGTGGGCTGATGCTGAGAAGGAACGTTCGCGGGCTGATCGTGAGCAGGCCCGTGCTGATCGTGAGGCTCGTAACCGGCGTCTGACTGAGGAATACGCGTCACAGCTCCGGCGTGATTGCACGGAGCATGGCATGACACCGCAAGAACTACGACCGTGGCCGCACCTTGAAAGCGACCCACCCAAAGGAGACACCTGATGGCGACTGGTTACATCATGGTTGACAGCCCGAACCCTTACACGGCGCAGGGTACTTACCCGCGCCGTGGTGGTGCGCAACTGTCAGGCACTTGCATTGTTCACACGTCGGAGGGGAACTGGCGGGGCGGCGTTGACGCGCTGACTAACCTTGTCCGTTCCCGCGCCGATTACGGCTGCTACCACCGGGCCTGCGACTGGCAGGACATTGCCGCGTACTACCCGTGGGAATGGGAGACGTGGCAGGACTCCGAAACGAACAACTGGGCTGCTGGCATCTCTGCGGCTTGTAAGACAACGGACTGGGGAAACATGCCCGCCGATGTTGAAGAAGGGTTCTACCGCAACCTTGCGTTGATGGCGGCTGACTTCATCAACTACATGGCCTCCAAAGAAATCCATGTTCCTCTGCGTCGTATCACTGGCGCGCAGGCCCGTGCTCGTGTCCCCGGTTTCGCGGCTCACGGGGACTCTGGTGTTTCCCGTTCCGATCCTGGCGTGAACTTCGATTGGGACCGGTTCTTCAAATACACAGCCGATGTTCTGAACGGCGCTGCTTCACCCAACCCTGTTACGGAAGAAGAGAATTTCATGACCTCCATGCACGATTACCTCAACACCCCTGCTTTCACTGACGGCCCGACCATCAGTGAGATGTTCAAGGAAACCCATAACGTTCACGAGGCTATCTTCAACAACGATGGCACGAACGCATCGATCCTTGGCGGGTTCTCCATCAGCGGCTTGGATAACCACAACGCGGTCAAGATCCTCGAAGCTGTGGACGCGCTCCGCTCCGAGGTAGCTGCCCTAAAGGCTGGCAAGTAGATGGGTGATCATGTGGCTCCTGTGAGCGTGAAGACTGACGCTCTGAATCGTGCGTGGCGGACGTTGTACACGGGCATCATCCTTGACGCGTTGGTGCTGATCGGCATGGGGCTCAATGACCTACTCACGAGCGCTGATATTACGACTCAGCAGTTCTGGGTGACGTTCGGGATCCTGATTGGCAAGTCGTTGCTTACGTCTCTGGGTTCGTTCCTGTTGCGTCTCAAGGTCGCACCTAAGCAACCTGCCTGACCCCCACCTTTTTTCGTGGCAGGACCATTACCAGTAACGGTGTGGTTCTGCCCCTTTGTTTTAGGAGGCCCGTGTGGCTGTTGAGATAACCCCGCTCGGGTTCAAAAAGCCTGATGGTAACGAGCTGTTCCGGAAGGGCGACAACGTAATCAGCGACAACGCCCAAAAAGCGCAAGACCTGATAGCGGATCTACAGTCACGGTTCCCCCCGAATTTTGATGGTGGCGCACCAGACACGCTCTACATTTCTGAACAACTTATTGATGGAGGAACGGTCTGATGGCCAACAGGATCCAGTTACGTCGTGGTACGGCGGCACAGTGGACGGCAGCTAACCCGGTGTTGGCTCAGGGCGAACCGGGCATTGAGACGAACACGGGCAAGCAGAAGTTCGGTGACGGGGTTACCGCCTGGAACTTCCTTGCTTATGCATCGCAGGGGCCAACCGGTCCCGCTGGTGCGCCGGGTGTGGCTGATGACGCCTCAGTTGAGGACCTCATCACCACGCCAGGAACAGCAACAGCAACGGCACTTAATGCCACTTATGCCCCCTTGGCAGGGAGTACGGCGTACGCCACCAAGACAGTCGAAAGTAAGGTGGCCAGCGCCCCGGTCGCTGCATCAGTGGGGGTCTATGACCGGCGCCTGAACGTCTACAACTACAAGCCCGCCCAGGTGTTCCGCTTGCGCGCAGCCCTCGCCAAGGCAGCAGCAGGCACAGCCTTCGCGAACATCGGATTCAACGGGGACAGCACAGTAGCCGGGACCAACGGCGGCAACGTCCCCGGCACTACGGCTTGGCCTGTCCTGTTCCGCAACATACTCGCCAACATGGGCTACCCCAGCGCGGGCAGCGGGATCGTAGCGGCATACCGTGGTGCATCCGCGTCCGACCCTCGTTGGACCTACGGCGCGGGGTGGGGTGCCGCTGCAAGCACCAGCAGCCGAGTGGTCAACTCCACAACCACCAACGCGCTGGCTTTTGCCTCAGTAGAGACCGGAACATCCACGCACGTCTACTACTCGAACACCAGCGGCCCGTTCACGGTATCTCTCGACGGTGGAGCTCCTGTCACGGTTACTCCTACCGGAGCTTCCACAATCGGCGTGCTCAGCTCCGGAACCTTGGCGGACACCACACACACGCTGTCTATCGTCCGGACTAGCGGCACAGTCGAAATCTTCGGGGTGGAGGTCCGCAAGGCATCGACCGGCGTGAAGATCTACAACGCCGGGATCGCGGGTGCCAAAGCAGTCTCCGTCGCGGATGCCAACTGGAACTCCGTTTCACAGACCGTCGCCGGCGGTGCCTCGAATCCGTTCACAGCAGACGGCATATTCCTCTGCTGTGAGATCAACGACATGACAGGTGGCGGCGGCGCGGTGGTCCCCGCAGCAACGTACAAGACGCAGATGCAAACTGCCATCACCAACCTGAAAGTCAACGGCGCGTCGCTGGTCCTCATCACCGGAAACCCAGTTCAGACAGGCGACTTCACCGACTACACGAAGGCGCTCTACGAACTGGCTGACACCAACGACCTGCCACTGATTGACATGCAGGACAGGTGGGGATCATACGCAGCAGCGAACGCCAGAGCCATCATGGGCGACACCGTGCACCCATCGCCCGCTGGTAACGCTGAGATCGCCCGCGCAGTACTCAACGCCCTGGGACTCTAGCATCGAATGGCCCACCCCTTTCCAGTGGAGTGGGCCATTCACTGTCATCTACCTGTCCGCCAGTCCAACACGTTGAAGCTGGGCGAGGTACGCCTCAAAAACAATTCGATGGCCTGTGCCGTTTGGGTGCTTCCCGTCAGCGGCCAGAAGGTCTGGTTTGCCGTGAAGCGGCTGGCCTGCGTCGAGATAGGTGCCGTCCACCTCATGCGCGGCGGACTCGATGACCTTATCCAGCGCGGCCACTTCAGGAGGCACGTCATTGCTATCCCAGACGGGGTTGAACGCCACGATCTTGGCAGTTGGAAGCTTGGCGCGGAGGTCGGCATAGAAGGCCCGGATCTGCTCTGTGGCCTTCTCGATAGGCACCCATCCGTCGTTGCGTCCGCCAGTAACCAGAACCATGGTGGGCTGGAACGCCACCACCTCAGGAAGCATGCCCTCATGGTTTGGACAAAAGTCCAGGCCGCATGCAATCTTCGCCTTCGCGGGATCAGCCACCTCCGAAACGTAACCAGTGCCGCCCCTCGCGAAATTACCCAGTAGCCACTGCTGATTCCAGGCAAGTCGCGGCGCCCACCCAAGGGACATGTCCCCTGAACCGACGCCCACAGCATATGAGTCACCAATGACGGCCATGCGTTCAGGCGCGTGAGTAGGTTTCGGAGCCGGAGTGTAGTTGGCTACCTGCTCCGAGATGGCGGGCGGCGGTGCGGTGTGTGTTACAGCGAAACCCGCGACACCAGCAGCGGCAACGCCCAAAGCGGCAACGCCAGCAATCGCGACTACGCGGAAACCACGTCGAAGCTTTCGTGCCATCATTCCCCATCCCCAGATTTTGCAAGGTCAAGCCACATTCTACGGTGCCACCGAGCGGGCAACATAAGACCGGTTATGTTCCCCTAGCTTTTGTGACACAAGTAAGCCCCCACCTCTTCCCTTCATGGGTCGGGGTGGGGGCCTTTTGTCGTCTCAGTCCACAACCAGTTCGGGCATCTCCCCCAACGCCTTGGCTGCGTGTTCGGCGCCACGGAAACTACTTGAAAACACCCCAACATACCTAATTATCAAGTAGAATAGAAGAACAAGAAACCCCCGCGAAGCTGCAACTTCCGGGGGCCGAACGAACTATCTAGGAGTCCGTTATGAAAGACAATATCACGCGGTTCTGGTCACGCGTTATCAAGACAGAAGACTGCTGGAACTGGACAGGGAAGCCCATGAGCGGCGGCTATGGGCGCATATTGTTCAACGGCAAGGACTCACCTGCCCACCGCGTTGCGTACGAACTGGAATGCGGGCCTATACCTGCGGGCCTAGAAATCGATCATGTCTGCCACAACCGCATCTGCGTCAGACCGTCCCACCTCAGAGCCGTGACCCGCAAACAGAACAACGAAAACATGTCAGGCCCCTATGCCAAGAGCAAGTCAGGCGTGCGCGGCGTCCGCTGGGAAAAGGGCAAGTGGCGGGTGCAAGTTGGACACAACGGCAAGGTTCATCATGTCGGCTACTTCCACGACATCAAAGAAGCCGAGTCAGCCGCTATAGCCAAGCGCAACGAACTCTTCACCCATAACGATCTTGACCGGGCCGCTTAG